TCTTTCCAGTCTTTTTGTCCTTGAAATTGTAGCGGACTCCGATTAGCAGCCCGCCTGATTTTTTAACGTGTACGCCCATAGATCGCATTGTTGCGCCTGTGCGTTTATTTGCGTCAGCCTCTGATTTTAAGTCGGTCAGGATAGGCTTAGAGCCACGCCTCATGGACGTTTTCATCACGCTATTAGCCTTGCTTCCTGCGCCCTTCAATCGTCTCATGAGAGACTGAAATTCAGCATCATTTGTGTGCGCCTTAAATTCCATTTAGTAGCCCGCCCTGCCGCGATGGTTAACTGCCTGCAATTCGCGCTTTTCGCAAAGGTAGACATACACAGCACCTGCCCCTGCAACGCGCTCAAGCACAGCCCACACGGCGCCATTCAGCGTTATTGTGTCTACGCCTGCTTCGTAGGTTGCAGGCGCGGAGGCGGCGGCAATAGCAATCTCTGCCTGTCCTGCCGCCACCTCCCAAGTAACGTCGAGTTCAATGCCCTGAGTTCGCAAGTTAGGGATAACGGTAACGGACGTTTCAGTACCGTCGCCTTCGGTGTACGTTGCCGTGTCGCCAAAAGCGGCTTCCATGATCGGCCAGTTGGTCGCTATTTGTCTCGCGAATTCAGAAGACATTGTTTAAGTCAGTCCTGTCGCCACAAGTTGAATCAGCGGCGAATACGTGTCGGTTGTTGCCTTCAACTGGTTGATCTGCTTCATGCAACGGACGCGGTAAATTTCGGAATGCGTCTTTGCCCAGTAGTACTGCTCAAAGAGCACGTCGAGGGAACCTTCATCCGGGTCGGTGTAGATCAGGTTGCGGCCAACACATGCCGTCTCAAGCGGCGCATCCGGCGTTGCCACGAGAGCAAGCGCAATGTGCGTATTAGGTACGGCGGACTCGATTACAGGAGTCAGCCCCTTTGCAGCGGAGTTGTACACCGCCGTGGATACGATCACGTTCGGAATGCCAAACAGAGCGCCAAACGATGTGATAACATCCTGATAGCCAATACGTGTGCTGCCGGGGAATCGGCCCGTCATTTGCGCGTTGGTTACAAGCGTGTCACGCTGCTTGCCGTTCATGACGATCGCATTCGGGTACATGCCGGTACGCGCAAAGAATGTCGCTTTGGCCGTGCCAATGTCGGTAATGGGTACGCCAGCGGACGCACTCCATGCCGCGGTTGCAGACGTGGTCGGAAGTCCAGCCGCAAACAGAATCGCGCTTGCAGCCCGCTCAAAATGCGTATTGACCTTTTGGCGCAAACGACGTGCCGCGCCCAACTCAAAGTTGTAGGTCAGATCGCGTCCATCGTTGTAATGGAATGCGATTTCCAGCCCCTTGCCGCGGATGGCAATCAGGATTTTGGCAAGTTCGATGTCAACCTGGTTAAAGGTTCCGCCCGCTTCCCGATCAATGTTGTCATCAGTCAGCAGGCTTGCGAGCGTTTCCATTGCGATTTCGCCGGATGCAACATCGCTTTGCGCATCGGGGAAAGCAGATGGAAACATGTATTCAACGTTGTTCGGATTCCACTGCATGTACGCATCCGCAAGGTCTACGCGCGGTGTCGCAAAAGCAGTTCCGGGTACGATAAGTCCCATAGGTTAATTCCTTTTTCAGTTGGTTTTACGGTTTAGGTCAGGTCGCCGGGAAAGAGGCATCGCCCCAGCCAGCCCACGGATACAGGATGCACTCGACGACGGCATGGGCATCGGCGGCGCTTGTTGCGCCTGCACCAATGCAATGACCGATTACAACGTCGCTGCCAGTAGCAGGGGCGATTGTGCCAGCCGTTGCGCCGTGCTTGAAAGCGCCCGCGGTTGCAATGGTCTCAGAAAGGTCAAGTTTCAGGTAGCGAGAACCTTCCGTTTGCACCATGCGCACTTTGGCATAGCCATTCGTGCTGTCAACATCGGTGCTACCAAGACACAGCCTGCCGGATGCCTGTACGTACGGGCGTACAGTACCATCGGAGTGCAAGTCAACCAGCAAGTACGCAGCGATAGCCGCCGCGCTTGCAACAGGCTTCGTAATGAAGCCGCCATTAATCGTGTCAGCCATAATTTACGGCTCCTTTTAGTTGCCCTGCAAGCGCCGTGCGTTCACGGGGTGCAGGTCTGGAAATTCGTTCATTGCCTTGCGGCCTGCCGCACTTGGGGTGATGCTGTCGCGCTTCGCAACGAAAGCGACGGCCTCATTCCAGTTTTGCGGGGTGTCCGCCTGATCGCTGCCTCCGCCATGATTGCCGACGGGTTCCGCACCGCCGTGCGCCTTCGTCTTCTGCAATTCGGCCTGCATTGCGACTACCTGCTTCTTGAGTTCGACGGCATACGCTGCCTGCGCCTGTTCCAGTGATGCGCCCGCGCGAATTTGCGATACCGCAAAAGCAGGGTCATCAGGGAAGGCCGCAAGGATGCCACTCACCGACTCACTCTTCGCCCGGACTGCTGCTACTTCAGAGCGCAGCGCGAGCATCTCAGCCTTGAGTTCTTCCATGTCTTTTTTCCTTTGTGACGTGGTAGTGGACTGCGCTTGCAGCCCGTTGTTGGTTTCTTCAGCATGAGCACCGGGATCGCCCGAATGCCCGTTTCTGATTTTGTCAATAAATCCCATGTCGAGCGCCTTTTCTGCGCCCCATGTGCGGCCTGTCTGGATTTGCGCAAGAGATACAGACGGACGCGCCGCCAAAACATCCTGCATAAATCCAGCCGCCAGTTCGTTTATTTGCTCCTGGATAGCAGCAACCTGCGTCTCAGAATAGCCGTCAATGCCTGCCCCCTTGTGTTCACCGGAACGCACAACAACCGTCTTGGAGTCAGGCGAATTGTAGAGCACGGTATAAGCGCCGATACTGCCGACGCTAGATATACGGCTCGCTTCAATGCGTTCCGCTGTGCTTGTAAGCCAATACGCCGCGCTCATTGCGCCGCCATCCACATCGGCAACAAGCGTCTTTTCGGATGCCAGCGCACGAAGCGCATCAACGGCATGGTCAATTTTGGCAACACTGCCGCCGCCAGAATCAACAGCCATCGTGATTGTTTTCGCTTTGGATGCGCGTGCCGTTTCAGCCTGCGCAACAATTTCGTCATAGCCTGTCGCCTGAATGCCAAATTCACGAATGTCATAGCCATAGAATTTTGGAACAGATGGAAGAAGCATTCCGATAATCTCAATATCAGCCCCGGATGTTTTGTATTTCATCCATTCGGGCCCGTTTGCGGCCTTGCCTACAGGCTCAATCTTTGGCGCTTCGGCCATGTCGCGCAATTTGTCCATCGCTTCCAGAAATGCAGCGACATATCCATATTCAGCAAGCCACGACGTTTCCTTATTCATCTTCATTTCCTTTTTGCTTTTCGTCATCAACAGGCGCAGTATCGGCATCCTCTTCACGATTGGCAACAACGGCGCTTTCAGTTTTTCCAACAGCCCGGCCCGCAAATATCTGCCACGGGACGATCACGCCCGTTTCGGTTTCAATCTCTTTTGCAAGTTTGATTGCTTCAAGCGTTTCGGTTTTCAGCGTTGGCAATAGCCGTGCACGTTCGATGCTTCGTGCCTTACAGGCGTTCGTATGACTGCCTAGACCCAATTCAATAATCTTGCCTTGCGCCTGCGCTTCTTTTTCAGGCTCTACCCACGGGAACGGCGGACGTATCCATTCGTGTTCCATTGTTTCGGGCGTGTCCGCAATCAGTCCTTCCGTTATCCATTGCTGTCGCTTCCACTGAAATAGCGGCTCGTGCCAATCCTGGATAATGCAATCCTGCATCCCGTGAAAACGCTTATCACACATGAGTAGTGCGCCGCGCATCTGCGAAAAGTTGCTCTTTGTCCAGTCGAGTAAAACCAGCTCCAGCGGCAACCCAAGAGGCAAGCCCAAGAAGCGGCAAAACGTCGCTATGCTTTGCGGGAAGTCTTTGCCGGGGATGCTGCGCTCCATCGGAACAAGTTCGTCGTCTATGCTGCCTTCAAATATAAGTCCAAACGGCAATTCGGTTACTGTCACATCATCTGTGGCCGCCGCTGCCGTTACGTTGTCAGTGCCTTTGGATAATGGCCCGTGGTCGGATAAATGTTTCATCACAACGCGAGATAGAATCTGGAATGCCAGCGCTTCGGAATCCAGCACGTCATTGATGCGATGCAGCATCGGGAACGCCTGCTGCAAAACAGGGATGCCCCGCAAGGATGATGGCCTTTCGCGCTCGCAGATAAACAGCACGTCGCGAGCGTTTACTTTTCTTGCGCGTCCAAGATTGCCGTTGACATACGGCGCTACTCTGAATTCGATTGGCTTCCCGTAGTCATCTGTTACGATGCCCTCGGGAACCATGCCGCTTGACTGTGGCACTTGCTCGGATTCGATTAACTGAACCGACCCGCCCCTGATTTTCAAGCCGATGCCTTCGCCGGTAGACAACCATTCCATTGCGACGGCGCGATCAAGTTTATTCCCTTTGTAGCGCCCGGTTATTTCTGCTTGCGGATACCATCCCTCCCATAGTGCATCAACGTCGGAATCTGTGGCGGCAAGTTTGAACCCGTCGCCAATCATGAAATCAATGCACCGTTGCAGGATGCCGCGATAAAGCAGGTTGTTGCGTCCGAATTCCCGCGATTGTGCCACAAGAGTTGCGCGTGACGCAGTCTCATGACGCACGCCAGCCGCCGCCGTGGGATAGGAGCGGTCTATTTTGCGCATGGATGACACTGATTGGTAGCCGGTCATCCCATAGAAGCCATGCTGATTTATGCCACGGCGCACACCAATGGACGGCATAACGTTTTTGATTTTTGGCTTTTGGCTTGGCTGCTTCATGTTTGCAGCATCCGCGCCTTACTGAAACTGCCGCGCGCCCCGGATGCAACCATTTTTTGAAGCAGGGATATTTCCTGCTCTAACGCAGCGAATGCGAGATTATGCCCTGCGCCGCCCATAGATTGAGCACGCTTAAGGCGTATCCCAAGTAACGCCTTAAGCGCGTTGCCCTGTTTTGTAGCGTCGTTTTCGTATGGGATGTTAGCCTCATACAACGCTTCATACTCTGCGATTGTCATGTAAAAGCCTCACCGGAGTTCAGTTTTGTAAGCCGCCCTAAAACTGTATTACGCTTTTATTCTACATGATTCATTTTATTTTCGCAATAGATAAATGTGCATCTTACGCACTATAAGCCGTCATATCTGTACCCCGATTTCTTTGTACGAATGGCCGCAACATACGCAGAAACGGTACTGAATTATCCCGCTTCTGTCATAAGATTTCTTGCGCGTCTGTACGCTGTGACATGCTGGACAGCGACTCCTAGAAGGAAATGAATAGATAGGCGTTAGTATTCGCTGTGCATCGTTGTCAGGTGATGCTCTCTCGCCTGTTTCGCCCCGCCCGCCGGTTTCTTGATCTCCGATTCCGGCTCCAATACCTGAACGCCTTTGATTCTTGCGGCTCGACACGCAAGCACCGTCGCATCCAGATAGTGATTCTTCTTTCTTCTTTCTTCCCATGTCAGTACTCCTTTTTTCCAAACTTGGTATTCGGCGGTCAGTTGGTTCATATAGTCGAGATGCCCATCCTCTTCGTCGTGCAAAAATAATGTCAGCCGTCCTGGTTGACCCTGTGGCGTTGCAAGTCTCCGATGCACATAGGTTTTACCTTCGTCCACATCGTGTTCAATAAGTTTGTATTTCGCGCCGTGCTCAGGCTTAACGATAAGCAAGTGGTAATGATCGCCGACAATCTTCACTTGTCTGTACTTTCGCAAGCCCGCCTTATCCTCTTTTGGTTGCCTGTATGCGCGTTTCAGTTTACGGAAGTTGTTTGTTTCGCCAACGCCAACAGCCGGGAGGAAAACCCCATGACAATATGGCCTCACAATGTCCGGCAACCAGTTCGAGTCAAGCAAGCCAAACGTGATCGGCATTGCGGTATTCTTGCCTTCAATCGCCCACATTTGGCGCTGCAATTGCAGGAAATCTTCTTTTAATCCTATCTCGACCGCGCGCTCATGAGAGTTGCCTTCCCACGGGGTTTCGATTTCGCCATAGTCAACCACATGTCCAGTGCCGTCCATCTTCCATGCAATCAAAACCCAATGGAAGCGCTTATAACCAATGTCCATGCCGAATGTCAAGAGTTCAGCCCAGGACGGGACAATGCCGCGGCCTAACGTTCCTTCGCATTCAAGATGATTAAGGTTTACCACGTCTTCCATTTCTTCAGTCACATCATCATAAGGCAAGCTCCATTTGAATTGATGGATTACTTTCTGTGCGTAAATTCTCCCCTCTTCTGTATTCGGCGTTGGCTTATACTTCGCTCGCCACATATCCAGTGCAATTTCGCCTGGAGACCAGAAGAGATTATCGAAGGCGTTCCACCGGAATGAGAATGTCATTGACTCGGGATTGTTCATGCTCACGCGACAACCGTGCATCATGCTTACCCTGTCTTGTTTCGTTAATGGCCGCTCACATGACGGGCAGATAAAATGCCCCTGTTCCAATACTGTGCGCTCGCTCTTTTCGTCTAGCCATCCGGCCACATGCTCCATTTCGGGGACTACCCAAGCGCCGCAATACGGACAACACTTTTCGATTACGGTTTTCGTTCCGCCAATATACTCTTGCCAGATGCGTCCGTCCGTGATGGATGCGGTGCATTCCAGATAGACGCGCTTGTTGCTGCCAAATGCGTCGCCCCGGACTTCAAGTTGACTTATCCTGTCTGCCTCCCTTGACTTGCCCCCTGCATCGTCCATGCCGTCTACCTCGGTAACAACAATGACACGCGCTGTGTATCCCGCTACAGTCTTATCGGAACCGCCGCCGGTCATAAACCGCATGGATGCGCCGTTAAGGAAGTTGATGCCCACTGGAGTGCCGCCCCTGGAACCAATGCCGCTTGTTGGAATCTGATTGGCGTAGCGAGTTCGGTCTATCACTGGCGATATGTCTTTTGTCCATTTATCGCGCGCCACATTGCCATTCGGAGCGCCATAAATCATGTCATCTTCGCATTCAAACAGATGCCACAACGCCGGGATAACGGAACAAGAAAGCGTCTTCCCCGACTGCGTACAGCCAACAGCAACGAAACGCTGATAACGCCCGCTCTCAATCGCATCAAAGTAATGATGGATGAAAGGTTGTGTATCAGCGCTGTAAAACTGTCCAGCAAACGGCCCGTTAGGAACTATGATTTCTTCCGTGGCGAATTTCGAGATCGGCCTCGTGCCGCCTTCTTCGCTGCACATGGTTTGCCAGAACGCTTTTCTCTTTGTGCCGCCGCTTCGACTTCTAATTGTTCGAGTTCCTCCACTTCAACGCGCAGCGCCGACCGCTCCGCTTGTGTCAGGATAGACGAGGCATCAGTGCCATAACGCTTCTCTATTTCGCGTGTTGCCTGTCGGTATGCGCTAAAGACACGTGCATACATTTCGCGTACTTCGTTCATGGGTATGAGTTGGTTAAGGGTGCGCTCGATGAGAATCTCGCGGTGTTCCCTGTCTTTGATTATCTTTAGTGTCTTTTGTCGCAGATACTCTTCTTGCAGATTGACTACTTCGGTATTCTCTTTAGGCGCGCGTATCCACTTTATGTACTGCGTAATCGCGGCATTGGGGTACTTACCGTCGGGCGCTTTAGTGATGACCCCCTCTTTGGCGAGTTGGCCGACGCGGGCAAGGGACACGTCAATAAATGTGGCAAGGACTTTGGCGGGCATCGTGGTTGCCATTAGACGTTATCCTTAGATGGAGCGCCGAGGTCGGAATC